ATAATGGATCCAGGAACGAATACTGCCTTTCATGTACATGCGAGATTGCATATTACCTTCTGGCAATACTGCACGTGCTTGTTCCTTGGCGATACCGTTTTCAATTGCCCACTTATATGCAAGGTTTGCTTCATGAACGATCTGTTTTTGTTTGGCTTCCCATGCCCACTTCAGTTCATCATCATCCGTCTCAATGGAGTTCTGGCGATTCTTCTTGTCCTGCAGTCGTGCCTCACGCATGTACACAGCCAAGTCCTTAGTAGGATCGGCATACCGTTGACTAAACTCTTGAAATGAAAATGAACGGTGCCGAAGAATCTGACGAGCAATGTCCCGTGTAGTATTGATCTCCATCACCATATCAACCATCTCGAAAGGCGACCAATGCTTGTGCTCAATCAGATAACTCAGTAGTTTCTCCGATGGAGCTGTACTATTCTGATTGTTGGGGTTGGAGACTCGAGCACAATACACGATCAAGTCTTGTGCAGACATCTTCTTGCCTGTACCATCTTGATAAGCATTGATCATGGAAGAGGTGATGCCAACAGGAAGAACGGTTTGATTCATTTTTTAATCCAATACCAAATATTATCTGGACCAACTTTATAGTCCGTATTAAATTGAGATACTGCCATTCTAACTTCAATCATGTCTATATCATGACCAGAAACTAAGCAGCCTTTTTTTACCTTTGGCTCCCACAGTTTAATATCTTCAAAAACGCTGTCGAAACTATGACCCGCATCAATAAACACAAAGTCCAAAGAATTATCTTTAAACTTCTCTGCAGCCTGATTAGTAAAGCTACGAAGAATCTTAGCTCTAGAGCCATACGGCTGACAAAATTCTACTAATTCATTATACCAAGAAAGGGGTTTGGTTTTTAGCAAATCCTTGTTAGTTTTTATATTTTGGGCTTTCCAGTCTTTGTCAGGGAAGAAAACATCTACACCAGTTAGCTCTAGATTCGGACACTCCCTAATAAGATGTTTAAACGTTGGTCCCCTAAGAACCCCCAGCTCAACTCCTTTTCTATAATCATTTTTTTGTATTTGTTGCTGTAGCCATAATCGTCTATTCATATTTTAAAGTCCTTAAATTTATCGCCAGAAGGGGTTTTATCAAATACCGGTACGCCATCATCAATGACGTCTTGGTGAGCTTCGCCTACGTCGTATAGTCTCATCTTAGACCTATCTATACCTACCACAAAGCGCTTATGCTTACCAGGATCGTTGTATCGATTCTTCAACTGCTTAATAGAGATGTGCCCAGCTTTCTCCATCTCTTCATTCGAGATAAGTGCAAACATCAAATCGGCAGTAGCAGGTAGACCAAACGATTCAGAGGTATCTTCCAATCCAGGATCAGAGCTACCGTAACCAGATCGGGTAGTCTGCGTTGCACTAACCAGCGGAACATTAAACTCTACTGCCAAGCCACGTAGTTCTTCTGCAATAGCTTTGACGTAGGTGTAGGAGTTGATCGCACCACCCATCGACTTCATACGTGACGATGCACAGATGTTTAGATAGTCGATAAAAATAATATCTGGCTCGAATGAACGCTTCAACTTCAGTTCCTTGAGGAGTGCACGGAAGTGACCAACGTGTGCTGCACCTGTTGGATACTCTTTTACAATCAGCTTACCAATAGTCTTGCTCTTCAGATTGTCTACCTTTTGCGTAAACATAGGCTTAGACATTTTATCCAGTTGATCGATAGGAATGTCAAGGAGGTTAGCATCGATACGTTCAGCAATGCGTTCCTCTGCCATTTCCATAGTAATGTACAGAACGTTCTTACCTTGTAGAAGAGCGCTAGCACCAACGTGACACATAAACAAAGACTTACCAACGCCAGTACCTGCCAGAGCAATGTTTAGAGTCTTGTCTGGCAAACCACCTTTGGTAATTTCATTCAGGTAATGTAAGTCGAATGGGATTCTTTCTTCTTTACGGTTATAGAAGTCGAATCGCTCTTCTGCATTGTCGATATAGTCGTGACCTACATTCGAATCGAACGCAACACCCAATGCTTCAGACAGAATATCTGGAATAGCATTCTTGGTTAGCTTGTCATCCTTGCCATCCAGGATATCGATAGACTTCATAATGCCGATATGCAGTGCACGTTCCTGGCACCACTTCTCAGTCTTCTCTAGCAAGAAGTCTTCGTCAATATCCGTGGGTGAAAAGATCTCTGGAAGCATTGCCGAGATCTCAGTGAACATATCATCAGACATTTTGTCATCTTGTTCAAGATCAATACGGAATGCTTCCAGGGTAGGTAGGACATTGTGCTTATCAACAAACGAGCCAATCTGCTTGAAGATAACTTTCAGTGGACCTTCAAAGTAGTTTGGCTTAAGAAAAGGAATAACCTTACGCAGATAGCTTTCATTAGTTAATAGGGATCGTAGGATAGTTCTGTTTAGGTTATCGCTCATCTAGTACCGCTGTTCCATCATCTAATCCAGTTTCAATAGCAGCCATTAGTACATCACCAAAGTACTGACCAGCTTCCTCGTCATTATAGTCGTCTGGAAGTACAGTTTCATTCAGGATGTGATATGCAAATCCTAGAGTAACATCATCTTCACCTTCTTTTGCGGTGTCAATAGATTCTAGTTTAATCTGCGTATATCGAACAATCGTTTCTTTGTACTTGCCAGTCAGTAGGCGAATAGCCCATTCAGGCTCTTCAGAGATACCTACGTATTCGTAGTCTTCGTCTAACTTAATTTTCGATTTCTGTTTCATCTACAATTACAACCTCTTGATCTGGTACCATACCAACACGGTATTGTTTCTCAATAAACTCTTTGAACTTATTAGATTGGATTATATCATACCAGAAGTCTTTTGTTAACTCCTTTTGCCTAAAATTCTTCCCATCTATTTCGCCTGTTTCTTGGTCGACTTTGGCGTACCAGCCTTGTTTCGGTTTGACGACGAACTGACCTGCCAGAGCCACATCAAGTAGACCGGAATACTCATCGATGCCACCCTCCCAAGAAACCGTGATAGGAATGTTGGATTTTTCACGGACATATCTAGATTTCTCCACGTTGATTACAAAGTCATATCCGGTAACCTCAGTGCCAACTTTATTCTGCCGACGACCAATGATCCAGATATTATCTGCTGAATAGTAGATGCCTGTACCGCCAGACACGATTGCCTTGGGAAACAAACCCATCTCTTGATATGTATGGTTGATTGCTAACATCGGAATGTCTTTCATGGTCAAGTACGGAGTTGCCATACGGAACAGACCTTTGAGTGCCTTGGCACGTGACATATCTGCCACAGACTTTTCGTTGAGTGTATCCTCAAGCTCCTTCTTGGATGCTACGTTACCAATAGAGTCAATGATGACGATAACTTTGTCATCACGGTCAATCTGCTCTAGTTGGTTGATAAGGTCGAACTTAAGTTCTTCGACGTTGGTAATAGGCGTGTGCAGTACACGGTCAGTATCGATATCAAAGTTCTGGAAGTATTCTTGTGGCGAGCCAAACTCAGAATCGTAGAACAGCATCACAGCTTCAGGATACTTCTTCATATAAGCTGATGCGATCTTTAGAGCAAACGAACTCTTAAAGTGTTTAGATGGACCAGCAAGAACTGTAAGGCCTGGAGCGAGTCCGCCTTCCAGTGAGCCAGACAGTGCAACGTTCAGCATCGGAACGTCAGTGGGAATCATATCTTTGTCAGTAAAGAACTTGGACTTAGACAGTACTGCAGTGTGACTAAGCTTAGAATTCTTTTTGAGCTTATCCATAATGGACATGGACAATCCTTTCATTTAACGTTAAGAAAAGCATTCTACCATATTTTGAAGGGGAAGTAAACTATAAATATCTATACTATTATCATAAAGGGCAAACACCATGTTCAAAAGAATGTTTGCTGCTTTTATCATGACACTGGCGGCTTCAGCAGCGGTGGCTCAGGAAGAGACCACAACCACGACAAATGATCCCATTGTCACAGAGAATACCACAACAAGTACCGTAACGACAACCAGTGACTCTACCAATACCGTTATCACTGCACCTCCTACGGCAATCTCTCCTAATATCAATACAGCAAACTCTGACCTATGTACGGTCGGGGTATCAGGTGCTGTACAGACACAGATCCTGGGAATCTCGGCAGGATCCACTGTCAGAGATATGAACTGTGAGAAGCTGAAGAACGCCAAGACTCTATACGATATGGGCATGAAGGTTGCTGCCGTATCTGTTATGTGTCAGGATGGCAGAATCTTCCAGGCTATGATGGATGCAGGTACACCTTGCCCTATCGACGGTAAGATCGGTGAAGAAGCAAAGTCAGAATGGAACGATCCGTCCAACCAGTCACGCAGACCCGATTCTCAACCAGGTATAGGAATGAACATTGATCCGGACACTAGGACCACTCTTATCGGTGGCGCTCTCGTTCTCGGTATTCTTGCCGTCTTACTCGGCGGCTGATACCGTATACGGGGTAACTAATAACGCAGTCAATGACGGATTAACCTGGTCACCCGTAAATGTTCTACCAGATTTTTCATCACCCAACGTATCATTGCAGGTCAATGGCGTAACATACTATTATGTTATGTCTAAGGACCCAGCGGCTGATGCTACCGTATATGTCAGAAACGAAGATGCTATAAATGGTGGATACGTTTTTGAAGAAGTTGATGACTGGTCTGGTTTGCCTGGTAACTCGATTCTAAAGAATTTTAGATTCGATGGTATTCCTGGAGAGCAATGGGGCAATGGTTCTATTACTGTAGACGGTGATGGAACGGTTAGTGATGCATCTGTTATATACCTTTACAGAATGGATGTCGATGAAACAAATATTATATGCACCAATCCTTTAGCTGATCCAAATTGTCCAGGATTTTTGGACGCTTTATAT